GGATTTAATTTTTATCCTCTAAACTCAAGCCAAATTGGCATTGTACTTAGAATTAAAAATAAGTTTTTTGCTATTCGTTACTCTAAAGTGCTTAAACGATGGAGAGTCATCTTATGATGGGCCAGCACATGGTTTCGACAGGGTGAGATAGTAGAGAAGGCAACACGACACAGATAGTCGTAAAAAGTAAAATAAATTATCCGCAAACGATAATTCATACCGTTTAGCCGCTTAAGGTTGAACTGAGGTTTCGCAAGGTGTCCTTATTATCCAATCACCTTGCTTTTATTTCGTTTTCTTGTTTCTAGCATTTTTTTAATTGAATCGGGATTTTTCATAGGATTGTTTTCATAAAAATTTGAACTAAATCCTGCTTTTTTTCGTTTTTCGTTCCATTTTTTATTTTTTTTAACATTTGATAATTTTATTTTTTGCTCCTCCGACATAGGAGGTCTTTTTATGCCGAGTCTTGCTTCAGACATTAATTTTTTTGTTTCTTCGGTATGTTTAACCGATACGAATTTTGATGGAGAAATATTTTCCATTGATTTCATATCAAATGGATTATTGGTGTAATATTCTTTTAGACTGACAATAAATTCATCGTCATCTTTGAAGTGATAAATAGACATGCTGACATTCCTTTGCAATGTTAGAGTATGTGCGGTCTGACCACCGGCGACATACACTTATTTAGTAATTTTATACATTATGAAAATATACAAATCAAATTATCGTAGTCATTGGCTTTCTCCTTATGTTATACTGGAGAAGATTTTCTTTTGGCGTGAGATTGATTATGATGAACCAATCATCAAAAAACTTTCCGACTTCCTCAATCCATTTTGTGTAGCATGGCAAAAGTTTCTTGACTTTGTGCATCCACGAATCAGTTATGTTAAGATTGATCATTATGATACATGGTCAATGGATCACACATTAGCAGATATAATTCTACCGATGTTGAAGCAACTGCGTGATACCAAACACGGTTCACCTCTTGTTGATCTTGAAGATGTGCCAGAAGAACTACGCATGGTTGGTTATGAAGATGCGACATCACAATTTACACTTGATCTTGATAATCCAGAAGAGTATGGAAAAGATTCATGGGAATTGACACATCGTCGTTGGGAATGGGTTCTCAATGAAATGATTTTTGCTTTTGAACATCTTGTTGACGATACGTGGGAAGATGCATACCATTCAGGTGAACTTGATATTAAACATGTACCATGCGAATGGGATGAGAATGGAAAACCAAAATTATACAGTATGGAACATGGACCTAATCATACCTATAAATTAGACTATGAAGGTTTACGCAAAGTGTATGACCGCATGGAGAATGGATTCCGTCTATTTGGTAAGTATTACCGTGGTCTCTGGGATTAAATTGACTAAATAAAGATACTGGCATCACACACAACCCGCCAGTAAACACACACAACACAGGAGTAACTATGAGCAACTTGACACCGTTCGAGATTCGCCTCGAACTATTAAAAATGGCGAAAGACATGCTATCCGATGAGTATTACGGTAAGCGTGAATCAATCAGTAACGACTGGGCAACAAAAGTCGAATCTGCAAAACTTAATGGCGGAACCATACCAGATCATCCAGGTTTCCCGTCATATCCCACAGAGAATGAAATCATATCCAAGGCACAAGTCTTGAATGGATTCGTTTCGAACATTACAGTAGATAAACCAAAATCAAAATCATCTACCTGATGGGACCGAGAGTGCTTTGGCACTCTCCTAACTAACAAGGAGAAATTATGCGTTTTCTAACACTGGCACTTTGTGCCGCATTTGCAAGTTTCATTTTATTCTTTAGTCATTCTATGGCGCAGGTTGTTGTGCCGACTAAAATGAATGTTGAACTGCAAGACCTAACAAAAGAAGCCAGACAAGAAGTTGAATGTCTGGCACAAAACATGTTCTTTGAAGCAGGGCAAGAACCCAAACAAGGACAACTCGGCGTGGCATTTGTCACACACAATAGAATGATGAATGGTAATTACCCATCAAGTTATTGTGGAGTGGTAAAACAGAAAGCAGGTAATGTATGTCAGTTTTCGTGGTATTGTGAAGCAGCGGCACGTAAAAGACTCTTGACATTAAGTAGCAATCCGTTGTATAATGATATTACTGACTTAGCATTGAGATTTTATTTGTACACGAATGAATTTGATGACCCAACTAAAGGCGCATTATTTTTTCATGCAGACTATGTGAAACCTACTTGGAATAATATGAGAAGAACTGCTTATATTGGCAGACACATTTTTTACAACAGGGTTAAACAAGGAAGAGTATGATTTTATCAAGCAAAAAGGAGAAGGTGGTTATGGAAGAAGTGAAACGAAAAGGATCGACCGATTTAGTTGTTTTGGCAATTACATTCGTTATCCTTACAACTATTACAGCAGTATGCTACTATTCAATGAATGACCGTAAACTAATGGCAGCAAACATTGAAAATGCAATTGCTAAAGGTATTGATCCACTGACTGTACGGTGTTCGTATGTCCGTGATTATGACACAATTTGTATAGCACATGCCGCAGCAAGCGGTCGTAAATTTTAATTATTAGGAGATATATTATGAATACACTAGGTCATTATAATGATGAGCGTAGCAATTATAGTTTTAACTTTCACACTGAAGATGGTAAGCATGTAAACGTATCATTTCGTGCAGAACCAGATTATGATTTAGATATTATCTTTGCTGAGATCAAAAACTTTCTGATTGCATCTGGTCATGATATTGAAGGACAGATTGGTGAATTAGGTATTGATGAAGGTAGTTATGAAGATGAGCCGTTAGTAGAAAATTGGACGGATCGGTATGAATATCAAAAAGCAATACAAAATCCAACACAAGATAAATTCTCAATGGATCATTTGCCTAACAATGGATGGCCATTTGGTGGTTTGACAACTGCAAGTATTGCTGCATTAACTACTGCCGATTTAGCACCTTTGACTGTAACTGATTTGACTACAAACAAAACTTATGCATACAAAGACAAATACACGGCGCCTGTGAATCAATTTCCAACCATGTCACCATTGACTACACAACAAATTCAATCATGGACTTTATCATCTGATCAAATTCAATCATTGACTGTTGCTGATCTTTCATCATGGAAAATGGATGCACCAGGAACACTTGGTGGCGCAAAGGTTACATTTGGCGATCCTAAAAATGATTGGTCACCACGTTCAAAGGATTATCAAAAATAATGCCAACTAAAGATGAGATGATGAAGTTCACACTAGAGATTGAATCTTTAGTGGCAAAAACAGATTACACTTATCTTGAGGCAATTGTTGAGCATTGTAAAGAGACAGGTTTGGAGATGGAAGTAGCAGCATCACTTATCACTCCAAACCTTAAATCGAGAATACAAGAACAAGCCGAAAGATTGAATTTATTGAAAACGAAAAGTGGTCGATTACCTGTATGACTGGATATGAAGCATTCTGTTTATTTTCTTCTCTCAAACTGCATTTTACTCAAGAATCGTATGACTACTTTAAGTATGGTGGTAAATCGAGAACAAGTATAGATGCGTTTGAGAATAAGAAAGATAAATGGTTTTATTACAAACTGAGTCGGAGATTTTCTAATGATGAGCAGGCTAGAGATTTTCTTGTTGCTAATCTTGTGCATGATTCTGATGTATGGATTGGACATTTACTGACAGATGAATGTGATGTTCGTTATCGAGCAAGACAGAAAGTAATTCAATCGCTATCATATACTTTTACCAATGAGATTGAATCATTAATGAATCATGGAAACCCAAATGACTTGTTAATGATGCGAGATAATAGTCCATATCCTTTATTGTTGTCTAAGTTATTATATGGTGAGGTGTCAATTGAGACTGTATGCATATTGAATTCACTGTTAAATTTCTTGCCTATGTGGGATAAAAAGATTGACGATACGATTCACTATCCAAATACCAGTTTGAGAATAAAGAAATATACACCATTTATACAATTTGATCCAACCAAATACAAACTAATCCTGAAGAAAGCACTACATGAAAATACAGAAACTTTACCTTGACATGGACGGCGTTCTGTCTGACTTTACCAAACGATATGAAGAGTTATGGAAAGTCGCACCGAATCCTAGTCGTGAAAGAGGTGAGAAACGAGACTTCAAATGGGATGAGTTTGTAGACGGTAACAATTTTGAGACACTTGATTGGTATCCTGGAGGCAAAGAACTGTTGAAGTTTGTTCTGACCTTAGATATACCGATTGAGATTCTATCATCATCTGGTGGTAGAAATCATCATGAAGCAGTAAAGAAGCAAAAGAAGGTTTGGTTGAAAAAACATTACATTGATTTTCCTGCCAATATTGTACCTGGTCGTGCATTGAAGGCAGACTATGCGAAACCTGATATTATCCTTATTGATGACACACAAGATGTTATCGATGATTTTAATATGGCAGGTGGAATTGGAATACTTCACACTGATACGGCAAAAACGATAAAAATTGTTCAATCTATTCTTGACGACACATATATAAAAGTATATAATGAATCAAGTGAACAAGATGCACATACTTTAAACAACTAACTTATACGAGGTAATATATGTCTGATTTTTCAGCACTCAAGCGCAATCGTAACGCCTTCGATTCGCTCAAAAAAGCAATGGAAACACCATCTTCAAATGCAGAGGCAGGTTCAAAAGATGACACACGTTTCTGGCAACCCGAAGTAGACAAAGCAGGTAACGGTATGGCAGTGATTCGTTTTCTGCCAGCACCAGCAGCAGATGGTGACGATGCACTTCCATGGGTTCGTGTATTCAATCATGGCTTTCAAGGCCCAGGTGGTTGGTACATCGAAAACTCTTTGACTACACTCAATCAAAAAGATCCAGTATCAGAATACAACTCTATTC